TTATTACTTATTTGGCTTCCTATCAAAAAGATGGATTTAAGGCAAATCACAATAATTTTGGAAATGTTTGGTTAACCTACAATAGGGGTGAAATTGCGTCTTACAATCAAGATAAGAAATTATTTTATTGTGCAAAAATGGATGAAAAGGAGAACATACAAACACCTTTTGCAATTTTTAGTTCATTTGATTTATATGTGGATTTTATGCGGGCAGCTTTGATTGGGTTTTATGCTATTATAGAACAGCAAAAATTTGAAGTCACTTGGTTTTATGTTATAAATTGGTTATATAATGAAAATCCAACTAATGACCCAAACATAGGTGCAAAAAAGAATTTTGATAGATTAGAGAAGAACAAATTTTATGATAAATTAAATAAGAAATATGCAGATGCTAATATATCATTAAAATCTTTAAGACCTATAGTTACAGAAAGCCAAAAAGAATTATATGTTAGTGCAAGAAACAAGTCAGAGAAAACTAAATTAAGTAAGGTGTGTGAATATACCTACAATAATATTAAAGTAATTAGGAAACCAGCAGAACCAGAATATACTTTACCATATTCTCTTGATATGTTTTTTGAGGCAAAGAATCCAAAAGAATTGTTATATTTGGATGCAATGAATAAGACCATAGAAGATACATTGGTAAGATTATATATATTAGATAGTGCACCAGTTGTTTCATTTTTTGATATTAAGGTTACATCAGCAGATACATATAGTATATCTGTGAGTTTAAAGATAGATAAGCAATCTGATAATATTCCTTATACTGGTTTTAAGTTTATTGCGGAATCTGGGCAAACAGAAGCAATTACTTACAAAATAACTGAAAAAACTATTAGAGATTCAATTGAAGATAGTCCCAATTTTAGCAAGGGAAATCAAAAAGATGAAGAGAATGATACAATTGGGGATATCATTTCAAATGAAAACAAATTATTGAATATTAAATATTGGCGGACAAATTATACAAAATTAATTTTATATCCAAAATTGAATTAAATTATTTTGATAATTTAAATTATTGGTATATTTATATGTAAAATAAAATAATATGATTGAAAATTTGAATAATTACTTAAAATCCACAAAAGAACAAACATTGGATGATGGTTCAAAAGAGGTTTGTGACCTAATCACAGGTGAGTGTTTTGTTGTTAGGGAAAAAGATGGTTTAATAGAAAGAACTGAAACTAAAACAGTAAATAGACAAGTTAAGGTTAAAACTCATGGGGGTATAAAAGAATTGTTAAATGATTAATAAAATGAAAATAGATCAGAAAATATTAGATGAAATTAATAGATACCATAATATAAATAGGTATATTACAGAGCAAGACGCACTTGCAGCACCTCCAGTTGACCCTATGGGGGCACCTCCGGTTGACCCTATGGCTGCTCCAATGCCTAATGCACCTACAACACCTCCGGGTGAAGTTTCGCCAATACCTCCAGGAGGGGGTGAAGACCCTTTAAGTGCTGCAAATCCAGAACCAATAGATGTTGAGGCTGATGAGGATGTTATGGCTATTGATGATGAAGGTGATAGCAAAGAAGAAGGGGATGATTCAGAAGAGTTAGATATCACAGATTTGGTTTCAAGTCAAAAAAATATGGAAACAAAACAAAATGAATATTTTGACAATTTGTTTTCTCAAATTAATAAGTTGGAAGAAAAGTTGGCAACTATGGATAGTATTTTTGATAAGTTGAATGCAATAGATTCTAAGGTTGAAAAATACAGGGAAAAAACTCCAGAAGAAAAACTTGAATTAAGGACATATGATTCTTATCCTTTTAATCAGAAGTTATCACAATTTTTTGATGATAAACAAGTTGAGATGGAAAAGAGTGGAAAGAATGATTATGTTTTAACTACTGATGATGTGGCAAACATCAACCCTAATGAAATTAAGGATACTTTTTATACATCATCAAATGATGATGAAGAGTATACTGATGAACAAAATTACAATGATAGAATTTAAGTAATAAATATTTTTTTTAGAAAAAGGGGGTAACACCCCTTTTTTTTTCAGTAAAACTTACCTATTGTTGTAGAGTTAAAAAATTGTAAACAAAAACTATATAATATGTCGAATTTAGATGCCATAATGGCGCAGTATGAAAAAAACCAAAAAGGGGACTCCCAAAAATTATCACAAGAGGACAGAATGAAGCGTTATTTTACATTATTGTTAAATGACAAAGAAAGTACAGGGCAAAAAAGGATTAGAATTTTACCTACAGTAGATGGTTCATCTGTATTTAAGGAGGCATGGTTTCATGAATTACAAGTTGGTGGTTACTACCAAAAGATTTATGACCCAGCAGGAAATGACAATGAGGCATCCCCTTTGACTGACGTGTATAATGCACTTAAAGCAACAAAGAGAAAAGATGATGATGAGATGGCAAAAGATTATAAAGCCAAGTTATTCTATGTTGTTAAGGTGATTGACCGTGATAATGAACAAGATGGACCAAAATACTGGAGGTTCAAACACAATTACAAGAAGGATGGTATTCTTGACAAGATTATTCCAATCTTCAGAAACAAGGGGGATATATCTGATATGGATGCTGGAAGAGACTTGATTATTGAGTTAGTTAAGTCAAAAAGTCCTAAAGGTAAGGAATATACAAGTGTTTCAACAATTATGTATGATGATCCAACACCATTATCACAAGATGAAAATCTTGCAAAAAAATGGGCAACAGATGAATCAACATGGAGAGATGTTTATAGTAGAAAACCATTAGAATATCTTGAAGCAATTTCAAGAGGTGAATCCCCAAGATGGGATGAATCCCAAGGCAAATATGTGTATTTAAATACATCAAATTCTGAAGCCTCCTTTGGAGGGGCAACTGTTGTAAAAAACGCAATAGTTAAAGAAACAAATGTGGTTGTTGAGGATGACTACAATGATGATGATTTACCATTTTAATTAACCTAAAAGAGATTTTTTGCAAAAAGTACCATAAAAGAATGCTTTGTGCAAAAAATCTCTATTTTTAAATCAAAAAACATATGGCAGGAATAAAGAAAAAGGGTGCAACAACTAGTGTTGATGCTATCAAGGAGAAGTTTTCAACAAAAACAAAGTATAAACCAGAGGATTATTATTCATGTGGTGATGCTTTTTATAATGCTTGTGGTGTTCCTGGGCCAGTAATGGGGGGTATTAGTATGTTCTTGGGACACTCTAATACAAGTAAGACAACCGCAATGATATTAGCAGCAGCAGATGCTCAAAAGAAGGGTCATTTACCTATATTCATTATTACAGAAAAGAAGTGGAATTGGGCACATGCTGTTGAATTGGGCTTGAATGCTGAACTTAATGATGATAATGAGTGGGATGGTGATTTCATATTTAATGATTCATTTGATTATATTGAGCAAATGACAGAGTTCATCAATGAGATATTGGATGCCCAAGAAAAAGGTGAATTACCATATTCTGTTCTGTTCTTGATTGATAGTATTGGATCAATACCTTGCAAGATGACTTATGATGGTAAGGGGGGTAAAATGCATAATGCGGCTGTTCTTGCTGATAAGATTGGAATGGGTTTGCATTCAAGGATTTCAAAATCAAAGAAAGAAGATTACCCCTATCATAACACAATGGTTGTTATTAACCAACCTTGGGTAGAGTTACCAGATTCACCATTTGGTCAGCCAACAATCAAGGCAAAAGGTGGTGAGGCATTATGGTTGGCATCATCATTAATATTCTTATTTGGAAATCAGAAGAATTCTGGTATTAACCATATTACAGCAACAAAGAATGGTAGAACTGTTTCTTATGCAATTAGAACAAAGGTGTCAATTTTAAAGAACCATGTGACTGGTATTGCGTATAAAGATGGGAAGATATTGGCAGTTCCCCAAGGTTATTTACCGGATACAAAAGAATCCATTGAGAAATATAAAAAGGAATATTCTCAATACTGGAATGGTATTTTATCTGGGGAAGGGGATATCACTTTTTCTGAAAAGGAAGAAGAGGATGCAATAATTTTTGAATAATATGAAGAAAACCCTACTAATAGATGGAAACAATTTATTTACAATTGGTTTTCATGGCGTTCGTGAATTTTATTCTGAAGGCAAACATATTGGTGGGGTTTTCCATTTTCTAAATACAATTAGATTATTTCTTGATAAACATAATCATAATAAAGTTGTTGTATTTTGGGATGGGAATGACAACTCACTAATAAGAAAAAACATATACCCAAGATACAAGGAAAATCGTAGAATTTCTTTGGATGATTATAAGTATGAATCCTACCTTTACCAAAGGGAAAGGGTTAAAGATTATCTTGAAGAAGTTTTTGTAAGACAATGTGTTGTGGAGCAAAATGAGGCTGATGATTTGATTGCCTATTATACCCACATTGCAAAGGATGAGAATATGATTATTTTTTCTGGGGATAAGGATTTAACACAATTGATAACAGATAATGTTACATTATATTCCCCGGTTTCAAAAACATATTCCAAGAAAGGGGATTTAATTCATTTCAAAAACATTGATATTCCGCATAATAATGTTTATGTTTATAAAGTATTGATTGGTGATACATCTGACAACATTTATGGTATCACAAATTTTGGTGAGAAGAAATTGAAAACATTTTTTCCTAATTTTGATAAGAGGGATTACACTTTGGATGAGGTATTGAATGAGGCAAAATTGTTGTTTGAGCAGAACAAAAGCAAGACTTTGAGTAATTTAATATCTGGTATTAGTAAATCTGGTTTGGTTGGGGATGAGTTTTTTGAGAAAACAGGAAAGATAATTGATTTAAGAAATCCGTTAATCACAGATGAAGGCAAAAATATGGTTTATGAGATTTACAATGAAAGGTTAGACCCAACAGACAGAAGTTATAAGAACTTATTAAAGTTAATGAGAGATGATGGTTTTTTCAAATTCTTACCAAAGAAAGACGATGCTTGGGTTGATTTTGTTAAACCATTTATGAAATTAAGTAGAAAAGAAAAAAAATTTTAACAACAAAAAAAAGTATTATGAGACAGAGTGATGTAACAAAGGTTGAATTCTTGCTAACATTGAACAACAACATTATTGTTCAGAGATTTTTAAACATTAAAAACATTAATCCAGATGCAAAGGATTCTTTAGAACTTTATGAATTTGTAAAGTATTTTTCAGAAGATTTGACACACTATTTGAAAATGAAGTCAATTGGGTATCTTATGGAAAACAAGGATAGTATTTTATACGACCCCTCAATTATGGAAACATCTTCCACAGATGAGCCTGAATTGTTTAATATTTATGTTAAAATTGGCGACCAGATTGTATCTCATAGAATTGTTGATGGAAAACAATATCCACCAAAAGTTAGATATACTGTTGATATTCGCCACTTCATTAAAGATTCATTAAAGGATTTGACAAATATTTTAATAAATGAAAATTTAACACATGAGTATTTAGAGAAAAATTTATTATCTAACCATTAATCTTTTTTTTATGTCAAAGAATTTTGATTACTTGGGTCAGACGTTCCAATTGCAGTTAATCAACCAGATTATATTAGATAAGGAATTTGCAAGAGCCATATTGGATTTTATTAAAATATCTTATTTTGAGAATAAGTATTTTAAGTTAATCATACAAATGATTAAGGAGTATCATAAAAAATATGATGCTGCCCCAAACTTTGAAACATTAAATATGATTGCCAAATCTGAAATATCACAAGAATTGGCTTTAAAAATTGTTATTGATACCATATCCAAAGTAAGTTCAGCACCACTTGATGGTGTTGAACTTGTCCAAGAAAAGGCACTTAAATTCTGCAAACAAGAGGAAGTTAAGATTGTTTTGGAAAAGGCACAGAAAGTTATTAATGAGGGTGATTTTGAATCTTATGACCAACTTGAGGAGTTGTTAAGATACGCCTTGCAAGTTGGGGTTAAAGAATCAAATGGTTTTGAAGTTTTCAATGATTTGATTGGTGTATTAGATGAGGATTATAGGCACCCCATACCAATGGGCGTGAAGGGCATAGACACTCTCTTAAAGGGGGGTTTAGCCAAGGGGGAGGTTGGTATTATATTTGCAGGCCCAGGTATTGGCAAATCAACTCTATTGACCTTGGTTGCAAATACTGCGTTCAATAACAATTATAATGTGTTGCATATCTTTTTTGAAGATAACCCAAAAATTATTCAGAGAAAGCATATTACCCTTTGGACAAAAATAGCCCCAGATGAATTACCTAACAATAAAGAAATAGTATTTGAAACGGTTAATAAAATAAAAGAGACCCACACAAATAAACTAATATTAAAGAAATTACCATCTGACACATTGACAATGAACCAAATAAAGAATCAAATAAGAAAGGTTATTGCTGATGGCATTAAACTTGATTTGGTTGTGTTGGACTATATTGATTGTGTTGTGCCTGATAGACAAGGTAATGATGATTGGAAAAACGAGGGATCTGTTATACGTCATTTTGAGGCTATGTGCCATGAGTTAAATATTGCTGGATGGCTTGGTACACAAGGAAATAGGTCTTCAATTTCTGCAAATGTGGTGACAAATGACCAGATGGGGGGTTCAATAAAGAAAGCACAAGTAGGTCATGTTATCATTAGTATTGCA